CTTGTCCCTTGCCTCCCCGTATAATAGTCTGTTGTTGTACCACGGGGCCACTGCCAATCGGTGGTCTGCCGTCGTGGGCATCGCCGAGGCCTTTCGTAACAACAGCGGCGGCGACTCGAATGACGCAAATAAAATCGTCATCGTCACTGCGGACCCCGAGTCTTTCCGACGCACGCTGTTTGAACCGACACGCATGTTGGAACTCATCGGCGACCGGGTCATGGCCAAGTCCGGCATCGCGACCGAAGGATTCTTGCGCGAGGTCAACCCGATGAACGACGCCCTCCCCATGGACCAGGTCATCCAACACATCCAACATGTGATTCAAACCAACTACACCATTGTGTCGAGCCTGACGGCTTCGGCGGAGGAGACCGACGGTTCTCTCCTCCTTGTCATCGACAATGTGCATCCCGTACCGTCGTCGGCCATTCCGTCCGGGAAAAACAAGAAACTCGTCTTGTTGTACAGCTTTCCCATGTTGAAGAAACCGCAGGAAATCATCGACGTGGTAAACGTGATGAATGCCAACGACCATCGCGGTCTCATCGACGTCGCCGAAGTCTTTGACCCTGCCACGGGGAAATTCGTCGAGGCCCGCACGGAAAATGGCCACTACGTGCAAGAAGGGGGATACGATTTGTTGCACCGCAAACTCAACGGCTATGTTTCCTACGTGCGCACGGAGAACCCGTATACCCACGCTCTGCGCATTTACCCCGACGTCTTTGCCCCGGAACGCGTCTTTCGCGAAAGCACCAGTCTCGTCCAGGCGGTCACCAACATCTTTCAAAGTTTCACCCAAAAAGTGGAAAAGCCCATGGACTATCCCACACTGCAAATCAACGGCAAACCCTTTACGGACAAGGAGCCGCGAATGCGGCATCTTCCCGTCTACTTGACGGCCGTCGGCGAGGCACAAGACGCCGCCTATCACACGTTGAAACAGCGAACGGGATCGGGAGCGTCTCTGTTGCCCTTGTTGGACGCCTTGACCATGACCTATCCCACACGTCCGTCGATGGAACCCTCCTCGATGGGTAACGAAGAAGGACAAGAAAAAGACTCGAATTCATTCCAGACCTTTTTGATGGAGAGTTCCAACAAAACGACGCGGTACGAGTATCGTTACCCCGAGTATCGCATCTTTCGTCCGGACCAGCTGCCCAAGTACAGCGGCAAGTTGGCCGAAATTTGCAAACTCGTCCAGGAGATTTCGTCGTCCAAGGTGCTCATCGTGTCGTCGTTTTTGGATACGGGATTGGTTCCGTTGGCCATGGCGTTGGAGGAGTATGGCCTCGCCTTGCCCTCCTCACGCGAGTCCGTGCTGCCCTTGATTAGTTCCAACAGTCCAACAACACAGAGAACCTATTCCATGATTACAACAACAACAGAAACAGACTCCGCCCTCATCATGACGAAAACGGCTACAGCAGATATCATCCTATTTCACGACGATGCTGCACAGACTCCATCATCTCTGTTGGTTGGTCTGAAATTTCCAACAATTCGTCAAATACACTTTGTGGACCCGCCACAATACTTGAATCGCATCGAAGAATGGATGGCGACGGTGAGTTACCCGGGCAGTCACTGCGGTCTGCCGTTTGCCCAACGCAATGTGGAAATCTACATGCATGCCTCGGCGTCCTTGTCTTCCGCAGACGAAGAACTCGCCGATGTGTATGCCTACCGCATCTTGTCCAACACGGCCACGTCCATTGGCAAGGTGACGCGATTGTTGAAAGAAGTGGCGGTAGATTGCCTGTTTGCACCACGCGATTATTCGATGGATTCCTTGGCCACGGTCGATGCAAACAAAGACCTGGACCTGGAACTTTCCAACAAGAAAAAAATTGCGTTTCAAGCCGGCGACCACCCCTACAATGCGCTCTGTGACTATATGCAATCCAGCACGCTTGCGGCCTGGGCGTCCGCACCCCGGAGAGCCACGCACAAACTGTCTACTTCGTCGTCCTCCGCGGAACCCATCACTGCCCTGAGTGCGCGCATTCGTCAACTGTTTCAAGAAAAAGTCGTGTATCCACGCACCGAATTGTTGGTCGCCATCCAACAACCCCGTTTGTTTCCCATCGAGACGATTTTGACCGAACTTTCGCGGCTCCGAACCACCAAAAGTCCAGTCTTGTTTGACAAGTATGGCCGTCGGGGATATCTCTCGCAACATTCCTCCAATGGAACAATACAGTATGCCTTTCAGCCCGTGGAGATTTCCGATACCACCATTCGCGTGTCTGAACGGCGTGTTCCTGTGGAAAACAAGCCCATGGTCGTCCAAGAATCGCACGGTCATAAGAAATCGCGCGGTCTTCAGCGAGAGCCCGTTTTGCAAGAATCGCAGCCCACCCTTAGAACCGGCGGAAAGTTGAAAACATCGACCTATGGTAAATTGGTGGAACAAATTCAGCTTTGCGTCGACATTGCGACGGGGGACAGCGACGTGCAACGTTCGTCGTGGTGTAGCACGGTGCGGGCATGGTTCAATGAACTTCAATTGGTGCATCACATTTCGGCCAATGAAGTGCGCAACATTGTCGTCGAGCATGTGTTGGACGAAATGCCTGTGGAAAACCAACAATTGATATTGACCCACATGTACGACAAAGTTTACCACGCGGAGGACGTCAAACATCCGACCAAACGTCGGATACGCGCAGTGTTGAACCGCCGGTTTCACAACGACGACGGATTGTTGTTGGGAAATCACGTCTGGAAATCGCACAAAGAAAATGGAATGTCTCCGAGGAAAAGTTGGAAGAATCCCATCCTCGATTCCGTCGCCAGGTGGAAACAAGCGTCTTCGAAACAGGATTTGATTTCCATCTTGGAAACGTCCGTCCTGGGACAGGACGACGACGACGCCCAGCACTTTCGGAAACGCAAGATCACATCGAAACAAGTGAGAGTGTTGGCCGAAGTACTGTTGCGTGCACACGCCACAAGCTAGTTTGAAGTCATTGTGTATTGTTGACAGAACATACAATGACCGGACGATGGATCGCCAGTTTTAAAACGTAAAGGGAGGTTCGTCGTCCCAACCTTCTTGGTGTTGCTTTTCAGACCATGCCCCCCACTTTCGACTGGGAATGATGGCCGTTATCATCTTGTACATGCCGCGCTTCATTTCATCCCCGCCGCATTTCATCACGGCGGTCCATCCTTGCATGCTCAACGAATACCCTTCCGAAGGTGTCTTGGAACGGTCGCCGTTGGGAGCAAAATCCTTTGACGTACACTTGTAACACCGCTCATAGGTCGAATCGGACCAGCGGGTAATGTATTTTCCCGTAATGGCAAAGATGAGTGAATCCAGAGGAACGACGGTGAGATTCCAGCCCAGTGAAAGAATAGGTTGTAAATCGACGCCCGTAATGGTCCAGATGATGGAAAGAACGGCCGAACCCACGAAAAAAATGAGACCAAAGATGATGTCGACAATGTAGAAACGCAGACAGTCACCCGTCGCAATACTCTCCATTTTTTCCATGGCACACAACATTAAAATGAACAAGGCTTGGACGCTATTTTCCAAGCCGGCGACGAACCATTTGCCACCACAAATAAAGTGATTGAAAACTCCAATGGCAATGTTTGACATCAGACCCACCACCAATGCATAGGTGGTAATCATCATCGTCATGATGGTATAGGTTCCAATTTGTGCAATCAGTGTTTGAAATTCGTGAAAAATTGAAAATATCCACTCTGGGGGGCCCCAGAAGCCCTCTATGCCGTCGTCGTCCAACTCGTCCTCAAGTTCTCTACTACTATCCAATGTTTTGACCGGTGAATGCAATTGTTGATACGCTTCAATACGGTGCATCAGCCACGTCACCCCCAACGTGATTAGAATCAATCCGACCACGATGACGATGGTCTTGTTTCCCACATGTTCCATTAGAATCGACTACCGACGTATATAATCTACTGTAGCATGTGAAAGAAAAATAATGAATATCTATCCGTCCGCTGTGCTACTGAAACGATTCACGGCGCATCTTGGTAATGTTGGCTTCCACTTCTTTCAGAATCGGTTGCATGGAATTGATGCCCGACATGAGTTTCAGCTGCAGGTCCAACAGATTCTTGATTTCCTTCTTGGCCTTGGATTCAGTCATGAGTTTATTTTTCATGTCAATCCCTGCAGATTCTTCCGGTTTCTTCTTCATCTCCGTCCCCGACGCAGTCAATGTCTTCTTTTTCCCCTCTTTTTGGGAATCCTCTTCTAATTCCTCCGGAGTCAACGTATTCATGGGCTCTTTCCTGCTTTCGCTACTGTCGTCGGTTTGGGTGTCCATGCCTTCCAACAACGAATCCGACGAAGAAACACGAGGTTGCACCCCCTGACGAATGATTTGGGTAACGGCCAATGCTAAAAAGAGAATCACAATCATATTCTTGCTAAAAAACGATGTCAGAAATCCAACAATCAAGAAAATGACTGCAAACAGAAAGTCGCCGCTCATTCCATACCCCAACAGTGTCACCACACTGAAAAAGAACAACACGTATAGAATCAGTCGGCTTTGAAGCAACGGGCGAAAGTTGGTATTTCGATTCCACCACTTGACGAAGGACAACATTGGACTATACAGAGAAAAAAGAGACAGGGGTCACATTATCATATTCTCATGAGGCCTCCGACTCCAACTCCGATTCCAACTCCGCTTCCTCGTCTTCGTAGGGAATGCGTTCGCCGCCGTAAATGTCCAAGATTTCCTTTACCACATCTTCGCGTTGAATGTCGGACCGGTCGAATTCGAAGCTGCCGATACTGGACGACCGTTTCCCCCGAAATTTTTCCAAAAAGTCGTGCAACCCATTGGTGCTTTCCGGCGTCGACACGTCGCGTTGTTCCAAATCCCCCGTGACGACAATGCGACTGTTTTCGCCAATGCGCGTCAGCAACATTTTCGTTTGGGCAATGGTGGAGTTCTGCATTTCGTCGGCCACGATCCAGCAGTTTTTAAACGTGCGTCCGCGCATATATCCCAACGGCGCGATTTCAATGACCTTTTCTTCCAACAATGCCGTCACTTCTTTCACCGACATGTGTTGGTACAAAATGTCGTAAATGGGTCGAACCCAGGGCGCCATCTTGTCTTCCAGCGTGCCCGGCAAATACCCCAAGTCTTCGTCCACGGACACGGACGGACGGGTAAAGACCAGTTTTTCGTAGACGCCTTGCAAAAAGAAGCGGATGCCGTACTCGGTGGCGAACATGGTTTTGCCCGTGCCCGCCGGGCCCGTCGCCAGGATGATTTTTTTGGACCGGGTTTTCAGCATGGACGCATAAATCTCCTGGGACCGCGTCTTGGGTTTGGTGAAGCGTTGTTCAAACAGGTCGCGTTCTCTGTGCGACAAGTGCTGCCAATTCTCGTACAGGCGAATTTGGTCGTAGACACTCGGAATGTAGCCGGAACTCTCGTCTCCCGAAGACTCCAGAATGCCGCCGCCGCCGCCGCCGCCGCCGCCGCGTTCGTGTTGGACAGTTTTGGTTTTTCGTTTCATCACGCATTGTCCGCCACGCTGCCGTTTCGGTTTTCCGTGTTCTTCGAGTAACATTGGAATAGCTAAACTCGACATCGCTTTCAAGGTGGCGGCATTGGAATCCATTTTTACACTATGCATTTATTTTCTCAGCCTTAGGTCAATGAGCGCCAATTCCATTGGTGCATCCACATCATTTGGTGACGGAGATTTGGCCACCCAGTTGTCGCCAAGTAATCTCAATCAGACGGTGCAGAACATGAATGAAAACAAAAAAAAATTGGTGGCCATGAGCACCAATACCATACAAACGTTGCAAATTGAGACCAAAAAGCGGTATTATCAGGAAACGTTTAATGGCGACCCCACTGCAAATCCGCCGCAAACACGCATGACGATATTTGGCGTATTCAAGAGTTACGTGTCCTACAAGACGCCCGATGACCAACGACAAACCCCCAAGGGTACAGTCATGGATATTAGTCGTGTAGTCCAAGGACTGCGTCCGACCTTTGAATCCTTGCCCGATGCCAAGTTTTCTCCCGACCAAATGAGTAAGAGTACATTGTTTGTCAATAAGATTCTTAAAACGCCCACGTTGGCTAGCATCCAAGACTTTATTCAAAAAGTGAATGAATCCGTGGATGCCATCGCAAATAGTGGCAATTCATCATTGCTACAGGAGTTTGAAACGATAAAACAATCGTTGGAAGTCTATCGACAACCCATGATCGATGCCATGTTTGCCTTTGATGACCCGGATCTGGCGGCTAGCCAACAAACTTCGAGTCCGAGTCCTGCTCCTCGACAAAGCCCGAGTCCTGCTCCTGGACAAAGCCCGAGTCCTGCTCCTGGACAAAGCCCGAGTCCTGCTCCCGGACAAAGCCCGAGTCCTGCTCCCGGACAAAGCCCGAGTCCTGCTCCCGGACAAAGCCCGAGTCCTGCCCCCCAACAAAGTTTGGCCCCCACGGAAGAAGGATTTTCGCTCATGGTGTCCCCCTTGACCACCTGGATTTCGTCAGATGTTGGATGGATTCTCCTGTCTATCCTTGGTGTCTTGGTGGCGAGCCTTGTCGTCTGGACCTGGACGACGGGAAAAAGTATGCTGTCCATGTGTCGACGTTGCAGCACCCGTCGTGTCAAGTCACGCATCCCATCCCGTCGTTCTCGACGTTGACCGTGAGAGCCAAAAAAATGTCGACCTTTTATTATTTAGGACGTCGACCACGGAGACCGTACACATCCCCCCCCACCCCAGCCCCATGTCGGTGACACGACTACCCGAGCCATTGTTGGTGTCCACGGATGACCGCTTCGTCTTGTTCCCGATAGCCCCCACATACCGTGATATTTGGGACATGTACAAGAAGCAAGTGGACTGTTTTTGGCGTGCAGAAGAGTTGGATTTGTCCAAAGATTTGGTCGACTGGTCAGAAAAATTGAATGACGACGAGCGGCATTTTATTTCAATGGTGTTGGCGTTTTTCGCGGCCTCGGATGGCATCGTGTTGGAAAATCTGGCGCTGCGTTTCATGGGGGATGTGCAGATTGCCGAGGCCCGGGCGTTTTACGGGTTCCAGATTGCCATGGAAAATATTCATTCGGAGACGTATAGTCTGTTGATTGACACGTACATCAAAGATGCGGCCAGCAAGGACCGCATGTTCCACGCCATTGCGAATTTCCCCTGCATTGCGAAAAAGGCCAACTGGGCCAAGAAGTGGATTGGCGACAATCGCAGTTCCTTTGCAGCACGATTGGTGGCGTTTGCGGCCATCGAGGGCATCTTTTTTTCGTCCTCCTTTGCGTCCATTTACTGGATTAAAAAGCGGGGAATTTTGCCGGGACTGACATTTTCCAACGAATTGATTTCACGCGACGAAGCCCTGCATTGTGAGTTTGCCATCCTATTGTACTCCAAGTTGACGCGGAAGCTGCGCAAAGAACGCATCCACGAAATCATTCAAGAAGCGACGGAGATTGAAAAGGAGTTTATCACCGAAGCCATACCGTGTCGCTTGATTGGCATGAATGCCACGCTAATGAAACAATACATTGAGTTTGTGGCCGACCGCTTGTGTGTTCAATTGGGGTACGACAAGATTTTCAAATCGCAAAATCCGTTTGATTTTATGGAATTGATTAGTGTCGAAAGCAAGGTCAATTTTTTCGAACGCACCAACTCGGAATATGCCTTGGCCAACAAGACGGTGGATGAAACGGTGTTCAACTTGACGGCGGACTTTTGACAGCCCCCGCTCGCGGCTGGGGTGCGCAAGAGACGACGTCTCCAGTGCCAACTTTAGAACAATCACTTGTGTGGGTACCTGTGACTGTTTTTTTTTGCGTGGATAAAGAAATGTCGAATCAATTACTGACTACGTTGCAAGCAGGAATTTCGGTGCAACGAGTCATGCCAGGTAGTGGCGGTGGAATCGGCACGTATGGTACCGTTGTCAAGGACGTGACATTCCAAACAAAGGATTTGACAGATCTGGGGTATGTAAATCAAACGCTTTCCAAAACCACATTTGTAAAATGTACATTAAATCGCACGAATTTTACAAAGTCAACGCTAGTCTTTTCGGAATTTGAGAATTGCAGTGGATCAAACACAACATTTTTCCAAGTCACCATGTCGAATGCAGTTTTCGACGGTTGCACATTGTCATCTTCCACGTGGGACGGTTCGTGGTTACAGCGCATCGAATTTAAAAACAAGACGGATTTTAGCGGTAGCACGTTTTCGCAAACCAATTTGAGTTCGGTCACGTTTTACGTCGACACGATTCTTTCACGATGCGACTTCAATCAAAGCACGTTACGCAACACGATATTTGCAGCAAACATTTTCGCCACAGACCTGGAGTTTCGAAGGTCGACCTTGGACATTTGCACCTTTCAGAATGCACGATTGACGACTGTATCTTTTTCGGACGCGCACCTGACAGACGTGAATTTTCAAAGCGTCCGCCTAGAAAATGCCGAATTTGACAATGCAAAGGTTTCACTTTCTTCTTTTCGTAATGCAACGTTAAATACAGTATCTTTCCTTCATGCGAAACTGAGTCACGTGGATGCCGATGAAACCACAACGTTTACAAAAGTCTCCTTTGTGGATACCGAAATGAGTTATGTAAAGTTCCAAGGGGTAAATCTGAACGGAATTGACATGGCTGGGGCCAAACTTTGGGACGTGGACTTGTCCGGGTCGAAGCTGATTGCCACGTCCCTGGTCGCAGCCACATTGACAGACGTAAATCTCTACAACGCAATCTTGTCCGGCACATCGTCAACACCAGCCGACGAGTCGACCGTGGCGGCAACATTGAGCGAGTCCAAACTCAACCGTCTGACCGTCGGCGGTCCCAAGGCTTATCTCCGGTTCACCGTCTTTTCACACGCGACGATGGCACTCAGTACATTTCGTGGGACAGACTCCCAAAACATGTTGAATATGAGCGAGGCCGATTTTACGAGTGCCGTGGTGGAAGACACGACGTTTGAATTGTGCAACTTGTCAAATTCCAAGTTTGCACAGAGCAAGTTGATGCGTGTTCATTTTGTGGATTGTGCCATGTCCAACATGGACGTGAATGGCGTGCAGCTACAGAATTGCACGGCGGACGCGGAGTCTGTATTGCCCAGGACGTGGTTACGTGACGCCAACGGGTGGATATACGTTTACGACGACGGACCGCTGCCCCCGGAAGAAGCCAACCGCGAAATCCAGGACATTGCCGTGTATACGCCACTCGACAGCACTCCAAGCTATTATCGCCTGGTTAGCACTCTCAATCAAGAGGTACCGAACGAGGTGAATTCCTACTATGTGACCTGGTTGGACGACGGAACGTCATCGATCGGGAGTGATGTACGCAGAATCAATACCAAAGTGCAACCCGACACTTTCGGCGTCGGAAGTGCAGTGTTTGTGAAGTCGGGTGAGGGCAAGTACGTACGTGCAAAAATTACGGCTAACAATGAAAATGGCTCATACGACGTGAAAGAAAACCTTGGATTGGCAAAGACTACATTGACAAACAGGACGAATCTGCCGCTTAAAGACATCTTTTTGGAATATTTCGACTTGGGACTGCAACCAGGGACTCTTCAAAATGTCCAACTGTTGCTCGTGGGTAAAATAAATAATCAACCATATTACCGCAGTATTAAACAAAAGAATGCCGAGGGGCTTACCGAAGATGACGAAATGGTCACCTGGTTTGATGGAAAGACTACGACCCTGCCGAGAATAAACATACTATCGTTGAATCTGGTGCAATCCGCGTATCCATTCACGCGCAATGGTCAAGTGTTTGTGTTAATTCAGACGGATGTTTCGGCACGAAATGACAATCACTATGTGCAGGCAACGATTCAAAGCGACAATGGCGATGGAACATCGACTGTGGCGTTTCTTAATCCAAACACAAACAATTACCCGGAGACACAGAATAACGAAAACATTTACATCCAACTACCGGTGGACATAGCTGAACATTCTGTGACTTGAATGGGGTAGTATTACGGAGTCATATGTTTCGCAGCAATGGTCTGGGAAATGACCTCTTTGAGATTGTGATTGGACACCACGTGGTCACTTGAAAGGGGGTCATGGGTGACGGGGGAGGTGCGAAGACCTTGGTCGAGCCAATTGAACATGGCGGAACGCTCATAGCTGATGCCATCGGCTGCGACGACGGGGTCTTCCAATAAATGATGGGTCAACGGGCACACAAATCCAAACACTGAGTGTGTGAGATTCATGAGTTGGCGGAGTTGGAGATAAATCTCGTGAAACGTGATGTGACAACGACGGGTGGCCGCACAGCACTCGTGGATGAGATGATGCATCCGCCAATGGATTTCCTTGTTGCACTTGACGTCGTCCTCTTTCTTCGGAAAATGAAACCGGCACCAATCCTTGCGTTCAAACACCGACTGAACCAAGAATCCAAAGGCGAGAACATCCACGTAAAAATGACTGTCATGTTCTCCTTCGGCCCATCCAGTGACCTTGGCGTTGCGGTGATTCTTGTGGGAAACACAAATGTTGGACAACACGAGGTTGCCGTGGACCACGCCCTTGGCGTGTGCAAATCGCATAGCACTCGCAATGTCGAGAAAGTAGCCCAGCAAGGTGTGGACAGAAATGCATCCGTCGCGTAGCGCCCCATCCAATTCCTCGTCGGCATCCGTGATGATGCCGAGGCCGGAAAATCCATCTTGGACATAGGCGTGAAAAAACGCAATGTTGGGATGGCAATTCAGCCATTCATTCCAACACAGCAATCTCTCCTTGTCCACGTGCGCATCCAATTTCCACGTGATACACACATCCAAATCTGTTTCCTTGCCCGTCGTCGTGTCATAAAAAAAGTCCTTCCATTGGCACAGTTCTCTGTCGTCACACATGGTTTCGCTTTCGCGAGACAATTCGTCCATGCTCAACCGCAAGGCCATGGCGCGAGGGTGTGTTTGAGGGTGTGCTCCAGGGAGAGGATTACCCGGTGCAGATGTTGTGCGAATGAAAGATGTGACTTTCTTTCCAGGGCTCCTGGAACCAGTCGTGTGGTTCATCATTCCAACAAGACCAAAATATGATTCTTTGTGACATTCATTGCAAGTTCTTTTTACAGTGAGTGTATTTTGATTAAGAGTGCTTGGGAAAGCACGAAGGGCTCGCCCGGCGACTGGTCGTTCTGTCCGAGGGACTTTCTTTCCAGGGCTCCAGGAACCAGTCGTTCCAACATTCCAACAAGACGATATTGTTTTTGTAGAGAGTCTTTGGACCATTTTTTAACAAAGATTGCTTGGGAAAGTACGAAGGGCTCTGTTGTTGGATTGTTGGAATGACTCACATCAGACCAGCCGTTTCACTCGCCCGGCGACTGGTCGTTCTGTCCGAGGGACTTTTTTTCCAAGGCTCCAGGAGCATGTCGTTCCAACATTCCAACAAGAAGACATTGCTTGTGACATTGTTTTCGTAGAGAGTCTTTGGAACCATATTTTTATAAAGAGTTGCACAAAGGCTCGCTTCGCTCGCCTCCCGTCTTTCTCCCGAAAAATGCCTCCGGGATGAGGTTTGAACGCCCAAAATCGAGTGACTTTTTCTCGGGGATATTTTACAACACATAAATCAGTCACATAAAAGACATTTTGGATGAGGGTTTTACATTGAAAATCCCATTGTTGGATATTTCGGGGGGGGTACCCCCCCCAAAAAAAAACGTTGCCCTAGATTTGATGAAAAAAATTCGAGTTTGGACATTTTTGGTTTTTAAAAATGTACGAAATGGAAATCTTTGCCAAGACTTTTGGAAACACGTTTTTTTTGGGGGTCATAAAACCTGCTTTTTCGCACTTGTTACGAAGCTTCGTAACAAACCCGACGATTTTCGTTCTAAAAGTACCTTACTGAAAAAAAAGTGGGGGAAACTGGAGCCCAAAACCCGGTTTGGACATTTTTGTTGGACATTTTTGTCCGAGCAAGTCAGTCACAACTTTACACATCACCTCAGACGGCCGTGTTACGAGAAATGGTAACAATTTCATCCACGATTACACAAAGTATCATGAAGTATCCGCATGTCTGCTCTTTGGATACTTTGTCGGAAAATGTGCAGCTCTTTAGGTAAAAATAGGCGAAAATGAGGGCTCATTCGATACATGCGAGCAAAAGTCACGCGGCTCTTTCCTACTTTTGTTACTCTACACGAACTCACACGTCTGTGTCGAGTGCTTTCCCAAGAATCGCGCGCCCGTTTTGCACAAAAACGATATAAACAAAATTTTGTCTCCTGTTCAAGTAAAATGTGGACCTGCGCGTGTGGTTTTGAATGCGACCGAAAATTCAATATGGAACGTCACATGGTAACGAAAGGTCACCATTTAAAATCTGACGGGAACGGTGAGAATGACGGAAAAAGTGAGAAGGAACCCAAGGTATTTGAATGTACGACGTGTAACTATGTGACGTCAATCAAGAGTAACTTTAACAAGCATGAAAGGTCATCACGACACGGAATGCGGAAACGAATCGAAGAGTCGACGAAAGCGCCCACCGAAGCGTCGTCTTCTGTAACGGAAGGAGACGATGCGACAACCTCCAGACCAGTATACTTGAATGATGTGATGGACATGTTTATGAAATTCTCTAGTGAGGAGCGTGCCGAACGCATTAAAAACACGGAAATGTTCAAGTCTTTGGTGGAGCGGATTTTGACTTCTCAGCAGCAACAACCCCCACAAACAGTAGTCATTCAACAACCAGCGATGCAGAATGTAGTGTTGGAAACCAACAACAGTATGTCGAATAGTAACAACACGACCACCAACAAAAGCAAGCATTTCAACTTGAATTTCTATTTGAACGAGGAATGCAAGAATGCGATGAACATGTCGGATTTTATCAATAGCGTGGTCATCAGTATGGAGGATTTGGAGCATCTGGGTACGGTAGGCTATGAGCAGGGGATGCAACGCATCCTCACCAAAGCACTAAAAGAAAAGGAAAAAACAGAACTTCCAATGCATTGTTCAGACGTGAAACGTGAGGTGATTTATGTGCGCAAAAATGATGCATGGACGAAAGATGAAACGAAAGAAGAAACGGAAATGCTCATTCGTCACATTTACCGCAAGAATCTCAGAAAAATGAAGGAATGGGGAGACGAACATCCAGAATATCAAGTATCGGACAGTCCGGAGTACGAGTATTGGTATAGTATTACGCGCAATATGTGTAATACCAATCCGAATGCGATGAAGAAATTGGTGAGTCATTTGGCGCAGTTGACGGCCATTGAAAAATCGACCGAGCTACATCCTCGGTGAGCACACCCTCAAACACACCCGTGTTTGATGATGATGATGTTGGAGAAGTTCAAGAAGGAGATTGGTATTGCCTTTGAGGCAATCAATTGGCACAGGATTTGGTTTCATGAACATGGACAACGTCAACCGTGCGAGGTGACCATGAAGATTGTCAAGAGGTGTTTAAAGAATGTGTGGTTTGAAGCGCCGACTGCTCCAGCAACAACAATGACAAGCGCCTGGACAACATCGTGGTTCGGCAGGTTCGAGTCGTTTTTGCATTATGTGGCGACACTGGGATACTACGAAGCCTGTTACTTGGCCGTGGACCATGGAGCAGACCCGTTGGAAGTGGTCGACCCGGAGACCAAGCAGACCGTGTTGGACATTTTCGGTCGGGGTTCTTGGCTGGCGGAGGTCACTCCGTTGCCCGAAGCAGAATGCAAAACACATTGCGACGAAATGCGCCGTCGTCGGGCCGTGTATTTGGAGACGATGGAGACGAAGCGTCGCAACGACACTTGGAAACGTCGTCGCGATGCGATGATGATGCTGGCGGGGTGCGGACACCTTCCTCGGTCCAACCACAAACGAAAACGTGACGACGGCAACATGGCCGCCGATACGTTTGGATCTTTGCCGCCCATTTCACGCAGGACGCGCCAAGAAAACGTCGACTACTTGAACGACGCCGTGTTTGGCAACCCCCTCATACATGAACGAATTGTGACGAGTTTGTAAAAAGAATTAACGACGACGGCGACGACGTGTAGACGATTTTTGTCTCAATTTACGCTTGTAAGAACGCGTTTTCTTTCCCCTGTTCAGTTTTCGTTTTGAACTTTTGCGGCGACCACCTAGATAATAATCATCTTTTTTCCATTTGTTATACTCTCCAGAGGTGATATGAAGTTTGTCCAATACATTTTGTTCGGGATGTGGTCGTTGTTCGGGATGTGGTCGTTGTTCGGGTTGTGGTCGTTGTTCAATTTGTGGTTGTTCCCTAATAATCAGCGGTAACCCTTTTTCTAACCTTTTCGCATCTATGTATCTGTCATAATATTCAGTATACGGGTAATCGTCACTTTTTATGCCAGGGTATTGCTTATCAAAGTCATCTTTCATTTCTTGGAAACTATTGAAACCCAATGTGTTTGCTTCTCTATTTGCTTCATCGATTGTACTATACTCAAACCGCTTCATAAGTATTGATGATGATGAGTCTGAAGGGACAGGAGAAGCAGCAGTCGAATTCCATGAATGCTCAGTAGTCGGTAAGTATGGATTATGTTTGTATCCTCCTGTACGTTTCATAATAAGATGCAATGATATATTTGTTCAAAACAGGCTTCTGCGAAGCGATGTGCTGTAGTCCGTGCAATGTTTGTAAAAACGGGCAATTGATGTATGTGACGATACATACATGAATCATTCTTATAAAGTGTCAGGCTCTGTTGACAAGATTAGAGTCCTCCGGGGAATCCCACGAGGTTGGCACCGATGCCGAACCCGGCGCCGCCACGCGCGGAGCTGGCCATGGAGGGCACAAAGACGTCCAACACGCTAAAGGTGGCGGCGGCCGTCAACGCAATGATGACGACTTCCTCGACCTTCAAGCTCTGCTTGGGAATGGCGTACGCGGCAATGGCCACCATGAGGCCTTCGACAATGTACTTGATGGCGCGCTTGACGAGTTCAGCAAAATCAAAGACGTTGCCCATTTGCTAAAGAATCTTATACTCTAGTCCCGGAAAAAAAGCATGCTACAATCCGGCGAAAAAAAAGGACTTAGAGACGAGACCCTTGGATACAAGTATAGAAACCGCCTAAAATGTCGACGTTTGAGCGCAAAGAACTTTCCACGGGTCAGACGAACCCCAAGTACGTCGATGTGTTGGAGGAGGACGACCCGGTGGCGGGTCAGCGATTTGCCTGTTTGTCGTTTCTGAGTCCGGAAAAAATCCTAAAACAGCGTGAAATGTTCCTGTTCGACCAGTTTGTCCAGCAATGGGATTTCAACAAGTCCATGTCCAAGTTTATGGATTTTACGCACTTTTTGTCGTACAAGTACAATCTGAAGGTGGACAACGTCCTGGCGGATTTCAACGAGTTTTGCAACGAGGAGGAGACGAAGCTCAAGGCGGACTCGCAACTCGCGGATTTCCAAACGTTTTTGGACAAGAACGAGGAGCGTCTCACGCAGAAATTCCAGAAAGAGAATGCCTTTCAGACGTCGACGCGGGGGCTCAAGGTGCGCGGCGTGTATCCCACGCAGGAGGAGGCCGAGTTGCGTTGCAAAAAGTTGCGTGAAAAGGACCCGAGTCACGACATTTTCGTTGGACCGGTTGGCATGTGGATTCCCTGGGACCCGGATGCCTACAAGACGGGTCGTGTCGAGTTTATGGAGGAGGAGCTAAACCAGATGCACCAGGAGAAAATCAAGAACGAGGCCCGTGCCAAGGAGGAGTTTGACAAACGCGTCAAGGAGTCGAAACGCAAGGCCATTGAGGAGAATATCAAGTTGGCCCAGCAGTCGGGCAACAAGTTGACCCAGACGATTGACGAGCAGGGCAATTTGATTGGTGTGCGCGACACGGTGGATTTTGACAGTCGCGAAGTGCCGGACAAGGATGCTGCACAAGAGATGCTGCAACGGCTACAGCAGCAGCAGCAGCAAGACGAAACCAAGGAGATTCAAGTCGAGGAAGTAGATTAGCGAGTTATTTTGAATGTGGTTTGTGTGCAGGGTGACTCGGATGCTTCCCCTCGCTTCCACAAGGCGGAATCGTAGACGCTGCATGTCGTTTCATGGACATACGACATGTAGTTGCCCCATGAACTACAAATGTGCCGCCTGATAGCGGCTCGTTTTGGAGAAACGTGGGGTGGAAACTGGAAAGAGGGGCAGGAGGCAGATTTTGACGCGGAGGCCTCTCCTCGCTCCCACAAGGCGTGAGAGAAACTACTGCATGTCGTTTCATGGACATACGACATGTAGTTTTACCATGGAGTACAAATGTTCCGCCGGATAGCGGCTCGTTTTGAAGAAAAGTGGGGTGGAGTGGGGTGGGCTGCTTGGCACAAATCGATATAAATCTCTCATCGATTTACCTACGGCTTACAGCAGCATCCCGTTCTGCAAACATCTTGTAGTATGTTTCGATGGGTCGGTGTGCTTCGTCCTTGAACGAATATGTGAACCAACAAAAGATGGATTTGGTAGACGGACAATAGTACATGTACTGTCCACCCGAACCGTCGTGTCCCACGAGGGGGACCTTTTTCTTGTTCATGACCACATCCGTTTGGTCCCAAAAGAAGGCCAAGTTATTGTTTTGAATGGACTGAGCGACATTTTGGGCGAAGGTCACCCCGGTGCTGGTGTGAATGCACAACCCGTGACCTCCAAACACCTGTTTTCCATGACCATACCATTTGTACTTGACACCGCGCAACAAGGTGTGCTCCAAGTACTTGTCTATAAAAACACCTTCAAGTGTAAACACTGTGTATGCCAAGATATCATAGGCATAGTTGTTGTATTTGAAGTTGTTTACTGGTTCGGAAGTGGTTGGAAGATGAAGAGAAAATTCATAAATGTTGTTGGATTTCGAATACCTTTTGTTCAACTGGGAACCGAGCCAATCGTTTGCAAGTGCGGTGCGGTGATTGATAATGTCTTGAAATGTGTAGTCGTGTTCAAATTCGGGAAACACTTTTTTCACTTTGGATGTGACACGCAGATGATGACTGCGAATGCAATGCAAGAATCCCAGCATGACAACGAATTTTGTAATCGACGCTAAATACACGAAATCATACTTGGATTTTTCTTCGATGTATGTTTCGTTGTTGAGAAACAGAGAGTACATAGGAGAGATTGTATTATCCTTTTGCAAGCAAATAAAAATCGCAAGCGATGACCATTTTTTTCCCGTCTTTCACCCATTGCCATTTCATCCCAACATCTTTATTTCCTAATTTCTTGGCCAATTTCTTGGTAGCCAACTCCATTTTTTTTGCCGTATATTCATCATCTACGAACATTGCAAAACGGGCAATTGCTGAAGCCCGAGCAATTTTTGAAAATAACAACATTTATTCAAGAAGCAGAAAAAAATATTTCCAATGCCTTTTCACACTTTGGGGACAAAGATGTTGTCATTGCGTTGCTGGCTGAGTTTTTCCACGGTGACATCGCCAGAAATCTTGTCGGGTTTGTACGTTTCTTCGGGTGTTGGAATGTTGGAACAGCCGTCGTGCTCGGCCGAGACGAAATTGTACATTTGACGGCGACCGCCGGCGCCCTTGGCCGAGAGTTCCTCGGTGCTCAGGTTGTAAAACGTGTACGGTTCCGACATGAAGCTCTGTGTCGCGGCTCCTAAAGCCATGCCCAGGGGTTCGGTTGCTACCGTCTTGACGGTTTGCACATAGCCTTTGGAGCCATGCATGCTGACGCCGTTGGCCATGGTGCCGCTGCGGCCCTGCGCCTGGAAATGTTGCACAATCTCATCGCCACCGTAGACGACGCGGTATCCCTGGCCCCCCACCAAGGCAGGCACACTGTGAACGTGAGGAGGCATGGGCACAGACCGTCCGTTTTCGAGGAGCAAGAGAATTTGGCCGCTGGTGGCATCTTTTCGTCGTTTGTCGATGCACAAAAAGTTGATGGAATCTGCTAAATTGGCCTTGACGAGGAAATTCAACACCTTTTGGGAATGTTTACAATAGTTGCTGTAGTACAACGTATCCATCAAATCGTTGTACTAAAGTAAGAAGTCGTGCGTGTTGGAATCAACGCAAGGTTACATGGAGCCGCTGCACATGTTGTACAAGAGGCGGTTCTGCAGGTAAAAGACGCCGTAAATCACGAGCACCCAAATCAGATGCCAGCTAAAGTAAATGGGCACCTTCTTGGTGGCCAGCAAGTACATGCCGGTGAGCAAGACGATGAAGAAGAAGATGAGGAAGACGACGGAGAGGTAGTAGAAGAGAACGCAGTAGTCGCGGCTCAAGGGGCCGAACAAGCTTTTGGCGGAAAGGGAGGAAGACGACATATCTATCGCCACGCAATATATACTTGAGACGGACACTTTTTTTTTTCTCTAAAGAAGTCATATTTGGCGCCTGCTCATTTGTTGGAATGAATATTGTCCAGTACCTTTTGTCGCGCTTTTTAAGCGAAGAGCGATGGAATGTGGGACTGATGATTTTTACCAGCATCGTCATCAATATATTGCAGACCAACGGCATTTCATTTTTAACGGCGAATATCATCCAACACCTGGAGGAAAAGCAAACGCAGCAGGCGTTTACGTTTTTCCGTTACTTTCTCTTCGTGTCGATTCTCTACATTACCCTGTACTACGGGTACCGCTGGTTCAAAGACCGCATGATGACGAAAATGACGCAGTGGCTTCAATTCCAGATTGTGAAAATGATAATGACGATTAACAATCAAACCATGAGCAATTCGAATTTCACCAACATCAATACGCTCATCAATCAACTGACGACGACGTGTTTCACGTTTTTCACGGATGTGATTACATATTTGATACCCAACGTTGTCTTTTTGTTGGTGGTGGCAGGATATTTCATGTATCATCACGTGGGAATCGCTGCCCTGTTTATTGTCGGCAATCTGATATTGGTTACCTTTTACTTTTTGCAATGGAATCAGGTCATGACGAAGAACCTAGAATACGAGGGATTGAATGTGCAAGGCGAGGCCCAGCTGGTGGAAATTTTGAACAATCTTGACAAGATTGTCTATCGCGGGCAAACGCAAAAGGAGACGGAAAAGTACCGCGGTCAGCAGGACCGCATTGTCGATGCCGCGTACGAGTACTACCATTATGTGAATCGCAACATGTTCATCATGAACGGCATTGTGTTGGCCACCACGGGCGGGTGTGTCTATTACTTGATACGGTTGGTGTCACAAAAGAAAATGACGCTGACAGTGTTCATCACACTGTTTACGATTCTGTTGTTGTACCGCGAAAAGGTGTCGGGGTCGTTGTTGGAAGTCTTTAATTTGATTGATTTCATCGGCCATTCGCAAAACATTATCAATCATTTCCAAAAGATGTCGGAAGAGTATCATGCGGTTGAGAATGTTCAAAAATCGCAGCCGCCATTGGCGTTAAAGGTCATTGAGTTCCGCAATGTTTCGTATAGCTACGACCCATCCGGTGCCACACCGCCTTTGTTGGAGAACGTGAGCATGACATTGCATACGGAGGGGCACAAGGTCATTGGTATCACGGGGTTGTCGGGGAAAGGCAAGAGTACATTTATGAAGTTGTTGATAAAGTTGTACAAGTGCGACGAAGGAACAATTACGATAGATGGCCATGATATTGAAACAATTGACAATGACTATTTACGGTCGCAGATAACGTACATTAATCAAAATTCCAAACTGTTTGACCGTACGGTACTCGAAAATTTGTTGTTTGGTTGCACCGACGATACGGCACCCGAAGTTTGCAGGTCGCGTTTGGCCGAAATTATGCAGTACCCGAAAATCCAACAATTGTACCAGAATGTCAATGTGGAAGAAGGGTCGAGTGGTCATTTGGGTGAAAAGTTGTCCGGTGGACAACGCCAAGTGGCGAATTTGATTAGCGGTCTGATTCATCCGTCGCCGCTTCTCATTTTGGACGAACCGACGAATGCGCTGGACAAGGCACTGAAAGATGAAATTGTTGCCATTTTGCAGGCATTCAAGTCGTACAAACAATGCATCCTTATCATTACACACGACAAGGATTTGTACGCCATGTTTGACGAACACGTGGAACTTTAATGATTGATTAGGCCTCAGGACCTCATTCGTAGAACAATTTTTGTTGATTTTTGGTAGAACTACTAATTGTGCGTTTCACGTCTTGCAATGTGACTCGTGAAATCGGACAAACTACACGCTGCTGTTCCGTCTGGGAATAACGCGCCACTTCTATGCCCTTGAGAAAATGCGCGTGTTGTTCGTCGAGCGTCATGAGAGGCAATTTTCGAGGCGTTGAAGCTTCCAGCCGCGCGTGAGCTGTTTGCGGTTGCGGTTCCTTGGAAAATTGCCAAAGGTGGAACCCGAAAACGTGCTGAATCTTGGGCCATGACGCCAGGGACACACCGCCTTCGCAAAAGCTTCGCAACGGCCCGGGTAAAACGGGCTTCCATGGGGTAGGCACGAGCGATTTTTGAAAACATCTTCGAGCAGTTGAACCCACCACCAGAAACGACGTCACGAAAACGAAAACCCAAGCGTTGAACATTGTTTTTTCTTCCAGAGGTGTGCCAAAGGGTGTGTGTTTTCGGCCCTCTGATGAAACAAAATATAATATCCTGAGAGACTATATAATTATGCCGGGGATTGCGACAGTGTTGTATAATGACATTCTGAGACCGCGGAAGCGGTTGATTCTGTATGTGTTTCTCATTGTCGTGTTTAGTTTGGCGACGTATTTTGCCAT